CGAAAAGTAATGTACTGCTTGTCTTCAAACAACTTATCGACAAACTTTTTAAACAGTTCTTTCTTCTGTTCAGTGTTTACTGTGTACGCTTCACCCATTAGAATTTCCTTTTTAACCATTGTGCGCTTATTGATTCAATGCGACTCTCAAACTGATTGCCAAGTTCTTTCTTAACAGCCTGACCTCTTGAGGTAGGTCGAACATGGTGTGCAGAGAATGTGTCGTTTCTGCCAATTCTTTTCTGTAGCGCATTAACTTTTAGGCCAGTCATTTTAGATAGTTCAACAAGAGTGTAATCCTTACCAGTCTCAAACCCTTTTTTCTCACCAACAAATCTTATCTTTTTAATCTTCAAAAGTTCTCTATGCTTTCGCATATCAGTTAGCTCGAAGTCTTTATCTATGCAAGACCCCTTGCCTTTTAACCTAGTAACAACTGTAGACTTAGAAAGATCAAAGGCATCTGCTAGTTCTTGCCATGAGTACATATTCCCAGACGTTAGCTTTTTGTTTTTTCCTTTGTATTCAACAAGTATTGCTTTTTTCATGTAACGCTCCTAGCTAAACATTGCTTTCATTTCATCAAGAGCCTTGCGCCCTGCTTCTTTCGCCACTGACTTATCATGTCCTATAAGTGCGGCAGGTGGCTCGTATTCACGGTGTAATGCCCTTACTCTGTTAGCATCCCTGATCGCACCAATGATAAGATCAAGGTTAGGCCAGTCAAAGTCAGAGTTAGCATTAGCACGTTGTTCTTTGATAAACACTATGCCCTTGTCTATCTCTTCACGACTGAACTTCCCAATAGCTGAAGCGTTCATTCTCTTAGCCGCGATTAACATCTCATCAGGAAAGGTCACGGACATCTTCTTCTCGCCAAAGACAACAGATAACAATCCAAACAAGTAATTAGTTGCTTGCTTTTCCTCTGGTGTTCTTTCTGGTTCAGAAGTCGGCTTCGAGGTTAAGCCACTTACTTCCTGCTGTATCAGTTGATTTAGATTTTTCATGTTGTTTCTCCAGTACTTCGTCTTCCCATCGCTTTTGGTTTAAAAAGGTACTCGCGTGTAGGATGTATGATTTATTATCCTTTCGCCATTCACCTTTATCTATGCGCTCTTGTATGTTGTTAGCAATCAATGCCATCAGTTCTTCATTAGGTTGTAACTTTCCCCATGCTTTTCTTGCTGATTCCTTTCCTGCTTTTCTAGGATAGAAATCCCAAAACTGACTAAAATAATCCTTATTATTAACTGTATTATTAAATGTATTATTAATTGTCTTATTAACTTCTATTATTTCGTTGATAGGGTATCCATCTTTTTGTAGAGAGGTATCTATTATTTTGTGTATACCCTCCCCATTAATTCGTATATACCTATTAAGGATTTGCTTAGTTCCTTCTTTGTATTCAAGTTGTACTGTGATGTATCCTCGTGTCTTTAGCTGTCCTATCCAACCGCTAACTGTGTTCTTGTCTACTTCATAAAGATCAGCAAAGTATTGATTACCTGCCCAACAGTAGCCTTCCTTGTTACATAATGCAGTGATCTCTGCGTACAACAATCTAGCCAGTGGTTTCAATGTCTTGTCATACCGCACATCAGCAGTCAGAATAGCAAAATAGGCTGGTTTATCCATTACTCACCTACCGCAATGAACTCGCTAACCTTCACTTCACAAGCACTAGCCAGTTTAGTTAGTGTCTTCATGTTGGGAGATCGGTGGTTGTTTCTAATTAAACTTAAGGTAGCAATGTCTAACCCTGCATTGACTGCAAGCTGACTTTGATTTAAACGTAACTCATACATAAAATGATCTATTGATTTGTTGATGTCCATAACATTTCCTTTTTGGCGAAAACACCGAGTTAAATAACTATTGAGCGTGAACTGTAAATTAATTTTAATCTCTAGTCAAACTTTTGTTGACATCTAGTTAAGCACAGTCCATTATACTATGACAAACAACAAAACGAGGAAATCAAAATGAGAGACAATCCAATACAATGTCCAGATGATTTAGATGATTTTTATTCAAGACTTGCAGGACGACCAATAGACCTTGATCAGAAGAATGATGACTGGTTTTGGAATGAGCACGAGAAGAAAGCCAAGGTTATAGAGGCTCGATGGATAAAGAATATGGAGAAAAGTCATGGATAATATGAATGATCTAAATGACTATGATCGTGGAGAGTACGATAGAATAGCAGGCTATGATGCTTTGCCTAATCAATCAGACTCTTATGAACAGGGTTATGGTAAGGCATACAACCTAGAGATGAATGCTACAGCGAGGAGCGAACAATGACAGGTTTATATTTAGTTAAGTTGTTGGAAAATGAAGGTGACGAACAATATATCTGCATGGTTCATACTAAGTCTTTTGAAGACTTTTTTTGGCAAGTTGACGAGCAAGGGTTTGACCCAAATCATATTCGGTTTAAAAAAATTAACATGGGCGCAATAACTTTAAAGTATGAAGATGTTTGTATGCAGGTTTCAAATACTGATACTCCCACAGTTGGTCGTTTAAAGCAGGTCAATAATGGCGAGGACTATGATTACAAAGAGATGAGATTTGCATATGATGGGTTGTCAGAGAACCTAATTAACGAAATAGAAACATCAAAAGGGTGGAAGCAATTAAACCGAATTGATATTCAAAATAAAATATGGAGCCACTAATGAGCACTTGGAAAACATTATCAGCAATAGACGTATCAAAAAACATTGAGAAGAAAGGCAACCTGTCTTACCTCTCTTGGGCATGGGCGTGGTCTACTTTAATGGAACACTACCCTGATTCAAGCTACACATACTGTCCTCCTTCCTTTCTTGAGAATGGTACTTGTGAAGTCAACGTATCGGTTACAGTGAAAGAGAAAACGCACTCTATGTGGCTACCTTGTATGGACAATAGAAACAAGAGCCTTGTCAATCCTAGTTCTAGGGACATTTCGGATGCTCGTATGCGCTGTTTAGTTAAAGCTATTGCCATGCATGGGCTAGGTGCTTACATCTACGCAGGGGAAGACTTGCCGCAAGCTGTACAAAATGCTGTAGTTTCTGAGGAGCAGGCTAAAGAGATCAAAGGGCTAATCGAAGAGCATGGAGTAGATGTTAAAGTGTTTCTAAAGCACTTCAAAGCAACCTCAGTCGATGAGATGTTAGCTGTTCACTACTCTAAAGCTGTTGCGGCACTGAATGCTAAGGCTAAAAAATGAAAAGGCATATAGAAGTTATATGTCCAGATTGCGGAGATGGTATTGGAAGACATCAAAGTACATCTGACAATCCTGATTATGAGTGTGTTTTAGAAGGCGGTTGCGTTAATTGTCATACACACGTTATTGCATTTATACCTACAAAAAAGTATGTAAGAAAGTGTGATAAAGAAATACAAGAACAAGTTTTGAGGGAAAGAAACCATGATTATTCTTGAGCATGAGCAAGGTAGTGACGAGTGGTTTGCCTCAAGATTGGGTAGACCCTCTGCTTCCATGTTCAATAAACTGATTACCTCCGCAGGGAAGGCTAGTTCTCAGGCTGATGGGTACATAAATGACCTGATAGAAGAAAGATTAAAGGGTGTTCGTGTCCCTATCTACGTGAATGAGCATATGCAAAGGGGTAATTTTTTAGAGCCTGAAGCTAGAGAGATGTATGAGTTTGTAACTGAGCAAAAAGTCACAGAATATGGCTTTATATTGGACGATTCAGAAGAGTTTGGTTGCAGTCCAGATGGTTTTGTAGGAAATGAGGGGGGATTGGAGGTGAAATGCCCTACTGATTCCAACCTGATAGGCTATCATCGTAACAATAAATCCTTTATCAACAAATACAAACAACAAATCATGGGATGTATGATGATTACTGGGCGTAGTTGGTGGGATTTAATGGCGTACTCTGAAGAACTACCCCACCTTATCGTAAGAGTGGAACGTGATGATGAGTACATTGAGAAGTTGGCGGCTGAAGTACAAAAAGCTGTTGATATTATTGTAAATGAAACGGAGAATTTAAAATGAGTGTAACTGTAACTGGCAAATTAAATAAAGCCGCTAACAAATTTCAAGCAGGAGAAAGTTTAGGGTTTGGAGTAAGGTTAGGTGTAAAATTCTATAATCGAGAGACTAAAGAGCAAGAATACACCAATTATGAGGCTGTTATCTTTGCTAAAGAGGGAGCGCAAGCTGATTTCTATGCGTCTGCTCTAGTGGAAGGGTCAGTAGTTGAAGTAAGCGGCTCAGGATGTCAGATTAAGACGTTTGAAGGATCTAGCGGCCCGATACATAGTATTTCTATACTTGATTCAAAACTTGGTTATGTAGGAAAGGGAGAGGCCACTCAAGCAACGGCTGAAACTCCAAAAGTAACTGAGTTACCCTCTGAAGATATCCCTTTTAGTTGACCCCATTCTAGTTAATGCGTATACTAAGATTTTACGCATAGGGTGGGGATATGAATTTATCTAAAAGTTGTTTTAAGTGCGGAGAGACTAAGCCCCTTTCCGCTTTTTACAAGCACAAGCAAATGGCTGATGGCCATATAAACAAATGCAAGGAATGCGATAAAAAAGATACTAGGGAAAATAGATTGTTAAAGGTTGAGTATTATCGGAAATACGACAGAGATCGGGGAAACAGACAATCTTCTGATTATGTAAAAGAATATCGGTTAAAATTCCCGAATAAATATAAGGCTCACGCTATTGTAAACAACGCGATAAGGGCTAAAAAGTTGCACAAAGAGAATTGCATTGTTTGCAACACCAACGAAAATATTGTTGCTCATCACAATGATTATTTAAAGCCTCTTAATGTAGAATGGATGTGTCAGGCGCACCACTGCCAATGGCACAAAACAAATGGCGAAGGGCTAAACCCCTAAACAACAAGAGGAGAAGCATTTTGAGTAAGGATATCCAGATAGGCGGAACCCACTACAAAGACCTTGAGATACAGCCCATTGATTACATCTTGGGCAACCAACTTGGATATTGCGAGGGAAATGTGGTTAAATACGTTTCAAGGTGGCAGTCTAAGGGGGGAATAGATGATCTCCGAAAGGCTAAACACTACATTGATTTCTTGATAGATAAAGAAACGAAAATATAACCTTTTGGTATGCCGCTTATTTAGAAAAGTCATTACCTAAAAGGATGGGAGGTAAGTATAATCGCGCTTCACAGACATAATGGGGTTGAAATGATTACTTACTACATAGTCCTTGTAGTGTGCGGCTTGCTTGCCATTGCAAAAGACGATTTAACAAATTCATAACGCTCTTCGGGGCGTTTTTTTGTGAGGTTCTATGAAGCATTTAGTCATTCCAGATACCCAAGTCAAACCTAATTCACCTACTGACCACCTGAGATGGGCAGGATTGTATGCGGCAGAGAAAAAGCCAGATGTTATCGTGCATATTGGCGATCATTTTGACATGCCTAGCCTATCATCATGGGATGTTGGGAAGAAGTCGTTTGAAGGCCGTAGATACAAGGATGATATCGAGGCAGGGATACACGCAATGGAAGTATTCTTACAGCCTATACGAGATGAGCAACAACGGTTAAAGGTAAACAAGCATAAACAGTGGCGGCCTCGCATGGTCTACACGTTAGGCAACCACGAAAACCGTATTGAACGCGCCATTGAAAGTGATCCTAAACTAGATGGTCTGATAGGGTACAAGGATTTACAGTTGGAGGAGATGGGTTTTGAGGTTTATGACTTCCTTGATGTGGTGATTATAGATCAAATCGCATACGCTCATTACTTTACTTCTGGGATAATGGGACGGCCTGTATCCAGTGCTAGGAATATGCTCAGTAAAAAGATGATGTCATGTATTATGGGTCATGTACAAGATAGAGACATTGCCTATGGCAGGAGAGCAGACGGTACAAACATTTTAGGATTGTTCTCAGGAATCTTTTACCAACATGATGAGGATTACCTTACCCCACAAACTAACTCGTCATGGCGTGGTGTATGGATGTTGAACGAGGTTGCTAATGGTGGGTGCGATGAGTTGCCAGTGTCGCTGAACTACCTACGGAATAAATACGAAGGGAAATAAAAAGCCCCCATGATGGAGGCTTTGGCAGGGTTAAAGTTCTTTACAGTTGATGTCGATACGGTCAGTCATTGAGGCATCAACATCTCGAATCCAGTAAGTGTCGTCTTCACAATAAATATTTACTGGCAGGTCTTGGTCACACTTGCTTAATGCTTTTATTAAATCACCAACAGTTATAATTTCCATGATCATAACCTCCATTTGGCGATAGATACTTTTTCACCGAATTTATTAGTTACTGTTAACCGTTCTGTCTTTATGTCATGGCCGTCTTGTTTTAACTCGCAGATTCTGGCAGGGCATTCTAATATGCCTAGCATCTTCCAAGAGTTCAAGCGCGTCAGTGTATACCCACGCTCCAAGTAATCCAGTATGCGTTGTTTCTGTGTCATCTTACAGCCCTCCTATGATGTACATCTCATAACCAAAGCCAACAATCATGGCAACGGCTAACCCAGTTATAAACGACATGAACATATCCATATCATGCCGCTCCTTCTTTTGGCGCTGTATCATTTTGTCGATTAGATACCTGTTAGCTCTGTTTTGCACTGCGAGCCTGTCGTTTGTAATTCTCATTGTGTAACCTCCATTGCTTTTTTAGAGTGGTATTTTATGTAATCAAAATTTAATTTCTTTTTGTATTGCAAGTATTGCACTCGCCTTGTTTTTATAACAGATGGTTTAATCCCGTATTTTTCCGCGATTTTTTGAATATCTAACAATCTCAATTTTTTAGCATCCATATAATGAAACGCTAATAAATAAGTATTCCATTTATTCCAGTTTTTGAACGCTGTTTCTGTATCTTCATATGCTGATAGATTCATTATGCTACCTCTAAAGTTTGAATTAAGTTTGTTTTAAACTTGGATTTACGCGCACCATGTACAGTTAACGCTATATTCTTTTTGGCTCCATCGCATAACATACAGTCAATACACTGGATACCCTTACTATCTGCTAAGCATTCGATCTCATTGTCTGCTAGCGCATCGCCTTCCATAGCTACGCGGAATGTGCGCGCACCCATAGATTGGTATTTTATAGCCTGTTTGGGACTATCTGCAGACACCTGGCAAATATCAATAAAACGTTGATCGAATTGTTTATGTTTTATTTGGTGGGTGTATCCAGTCCAACTAATGCCCATTTTAGCAATTGAATCCATAATTTCAAAAGGAGCCGCGGCGGGATCACCATACGCGCCTAGTCTTATCTTGCGACCTGTTATATAGTCAGAGTGCAAAACAGGGTCAAAAGTAGGATACAAACCT